GCTACACCAACACCTTTTATTAGTCTTCCACCAGTGAACCAACCTGTTAAGAATTGAGATAAACCTTTAGTTAGACCACCTTGCCATGTTTGTGCATCACCTTGAAAGTCAGGTAATTGTACTGCATCTTTTACTCCTGCTTTACCAAATAATATATCTTCTCTTTTATTAGCTTTAAATTCAGCAAAATTCTCATAGCCCATAAGACCATTTTCTGCGTCTTTACCAAATACAAAGCCACCTAAATTAGTCGCTTCTCCTAAAGTGTCACCTAATCCTTCTACCAGTCCTATTGTTGACTGAACTCCGTCTCTGACACCGTCTGCAACACCTATAGCTACATCTTTAATAACACCTCTTTTTCTTTGAACTGCATGAAACTTAGGTTGTGCCATGTATTTGTTCATAACATCTTCAGAAGTTCCTTCAGGAAAGTCTAAATATTCACCATTAGGTGCTTGTTTTCTTATAGTTGTCATTGATTAGTTTCTCCTATGGATTTATTAAACATTTCCTTAGTTATTTTGTATTTGCTTCTAAAGTCTGCTGAATTTAATTCATCTAAATCTGTTTGTCTTTTTGCTATTTCTAAATCAGTAAAGTTATACGTATTCTTTTTTAATACTATGTCTGACTTACTATTAGATGTGGCATTATCAAATGTAACTGTTCCACTATTAGTATTTCCATCTAAATTAATTAAATCATTTTCAGTTACTACTGTAGATGTACCATTATTTTGACCAAACTCTGCTCCACCCTTAGTTGTTTGCAAACTTTGTTGAACAGCTTTTTTCTCTTGTTCTAATCTTCTCATAACCCATGCACTAAAATCTTCTCGTCTTTGTGAATTTGTCATTCCTTTATCAAAATCTCCACTTGGAACTATAGCAGGATTACTTGCTAACCATTCTACTGCGTCAGCTTTAAATCTAACTTTTCTTGCAGGGTCTACATTAAGTTTAATTAGACTTTTTGATGCTGTGTCTCTAATGTCATCAATAAGTTGTATGACTTCTGCTTCGGCATATTTATAAGCATCAGAATTTAATAAACCATCATTACCTGAAAGTTTAAAATCTTTAATTCTTTGCTTCATGTTATTGTAAAATGCTTGTTGCACTCTACCTTGATTTGTAACAAGAAAATCCATTGCTTCATCAAATTTTCCAGTAGTAATTAATTCATTCAATTCATCTTCAATATTAGGTTCTGTAAAAGAATTAAAACCTGTACTTCTTTCTTTATAAGTTGTTTTGATACTTTCTTTTTTATATGTTGAATAACTTTCCCAATTAGGGTCTTTTTCTTTAGCTTCATTTAAAGTTGTATATTTATCTGCTACATCAAGACCTTCTAGTTTTTCAGTTTGTCTTAATGCTAAAGTTCTTTCATTATTATCTTTTAATTCTGCTGTTGCTCTGTCTTGAAGTTTGTCTTTAATTTGAAATAAATCATCTTTAAGACCTTTAATATCTCCTAACTTACCTGTACCTAATTGTATGTGTTTAGGAAGTTCTTCTAATAATTTTTCAGCATATTCAAAATCACCTGTTTTATCTGCATAGTCTGTAAGTGTTTCTAATAAATATTTTTGTGCTGAACCATTACTTAAACCATTTGCAGTCTTATCAATAATAAATGCTGAAACTTCTTCACCAATTTCTGCAAAACTTTTACTGTCATCAAACATACCTTGAATGTTATTTTGAAAATTAATTTTATATTGTTCACTAATGTTCGCCATCTGTGAACTAACATGTGTTTGAAATAATTGTGCTTTAAAACCTGAAGTTTTTTGAAAGAAACCTTTTTCTAAATCAGTAGGTTTGTATGAGCCTAGATTATTGTCAGCTACAAACTTTTTAATTTCTTTTTCGTAAAATTCTTGAAAAACAGTAGGACTTGGTTGTTCTGCAATTTTAAGTTCAGCATATTTAGTTCCTAACATATTAGAAAATATTTGTGCTTTAGTATTAAGTTCTAACTCTTTGTATTTATCAATAAAATATGGATTAGCTTCTTTAGGTAAAGTACCATTATTTACTCTTTCATTAAAAGCTGTTCTATTTTTATTATATTCTTCAATAGCTTGTGCTTCATTTACTTTCTTTTGTTTAACTTCTGAAGCAATAACCATCTTTGCACCTGCATCATTTACAAAATTATTTAAAGAAGCAGTTAATTCTTTCATACCTGCTATTTCAGGCTTTGCTTGTGGCTTATAAAATAAGTTAAAATCTGAAGATAGAACCTGCCTTGCATCAGGTTTTAAATCTAGTTTATTTGTTTTTCTAGCCATTATTTAGGTGAGTTATAAGTTTTACCACTGGTGTTATAAGTTCTCTTTTCTTTATTAGTTTTTAAACCTTTAAGTTCTTTCTGTGCTTCCAATGAGTAATATGAGTTAGCTACATTTAAAGCTGAAGATACAAATAGTAATTCAGGATTAGGTGGTGCAACATAAGTTGATTGTGCTTCTTGACCAAACTGAATTGCTTCTAAATTTCTTTCATATTGTGCAATATCAATATCTAAATTAGTATTTAATGAAGACATATAGTTACCTTCTACTCTGTAGAAATCTGCCATTAGTCTTTCTGTAGAACCTGACATGGCTAAACCTGAACCTGATACATCAGCTACAAATTCACCTCTAGCTTTTTTAGATTTTAAATTAGCTTCATAACCTTTTTGTTGTGTAGCTTTAACTTGTTGATTAATCTTTAATTGTTCTGAAGCATATCTTTGAATAGCATTATTTTTAGCTATTTCATTTTGTCTAATCTGTGCATTGTATTGATTTTTTTGTACCTGTTTTTGATTTTGGTAGTTCATTACCTGTGACCCTGCACTGGCAATCATCATAGCTGTTGTCGGCTCTACGCACATATTCTTATAACCTCATAAAAGGGTTCATTTAAAACTCCGTATTTTTTCTTATTAATAAATTTGAAACCACACCATTTTAACCATTTGATGTGAAGTGAATTTCTGCAATCCACAAAGTTCCATAAAATTTTGTATTTAGTATTTAAAAAATCAATTATTTTTTTGTTTTCTTTTAAAAAAGAGTATTGAATATCTTTTAATTTATCTGTTGCTAATAACCAAATTGCACCACCAACTGCAATTCCAAAGATACCTACTGGTTCTTTTTTAGTATTTACGATTGTAAAAACTATTTCTGATTTAAGATATGAATAATATAAAGCAGTATAGGGTGTCATACCTGCTGTAGATAAAATTTCTCTTTTATCTTCAAATCTTAATCTTGGTGCTAAATATTTAATGTCTGTAAGTGTTGATAATCTAAAATGGTTAAACTCTTGAACTTGCTGTAACATAATATCCTTGCCAACTTGCGTTGATAAAATTACAAGGCAAATGGCTATCAGATGCTAGTGTTACTGTAAGTTTGTCACTTTCAGATTGAACAGCAAATGCGTAATCACCATCAGCTAAATTAACAGTACCAAGTAATCCTGTTCCTGTAATCGTTCCTGTAAATGTTGTTGATGAACTGCTTCTTCCTACTGGATTAACCACAGTTGTAAAAAAACCAGTGTTGTTATAATTAACACTCCAGTTTCTTATTTGTAATCTACCTTCTTTAATAGATATTCTTGAACCTTGTGCATCAGCTTCTTGTATAAATTGTTGGGAGAATACAAATTTAAAAGTGTAATCCTCACCAATAAAATAATCATAAGATGTAATATCTCCTGCAACTACTATTGATGTGCCTGTTTGAGATACTATACTAATTTCTTGTCCTGCTTGATTTGAACCTGTACTTGCACCCACAAGACTTAAAGTATTAGTTTTAGTATAAGGTATTGTTATTGTTGTTTGATTAGTACCAGAATTGTAACTTTCACTCACTCCTGACGTACTATTTGAAATTTTTCTATCTAGATGTGTTAAATAATCTGCACTAGCATCAGTTACAGCAGGTGATATGTCCATTGTTTCCAAATAAACTCCATCACTTCTCTGGTTCACTATATATAAAGTGTTTTCTATAAAATCTATATTTAATATTTTATCTGTAGAAGATGTACCAAAAATCCATTTATGCCATGCACTTTGTAATCTTTTTCCACCAGTTACATAATATTGATGAACATATATTGCATTTTGTTCATTAGAAGATAATGCCAACATAATGTTTTCATTAGTTGCAATAGCTAGTTTAAATACTCCTGAAGGGATATATCTAGGTATGTTACTTGTAATATCATCAGCACTTTTAGTATCTGTATCTGATTTTACATAAAATTCTCTAAAGCCTGTAAAACTTCCTTTATCAAAAGCGAAGAATACATTACTACCTGAACCAATAGGTTTAACTGAAGAAGATGCTTCAAATTCTGTTGATACATTAATAGATACATTTTCTGGTGTAATTGTACTATTTGCACCTGCTAATATAAATTGTGTTTGGTCTGAAAATAAAAGTATTCCTTCATCAAAAGATATAGCACTTCTAAGTATAGAAACTTTATTGTGTGTTGAAGCTACATCAATTACATCAGTTGCTAATACAGTAGTTACTGTCTCATTAAAAAATGCAAAGTATTCTCCTGACCTTGACATAACAACATTTTCATCAGATAAAAAACCTAATCTATTCTTATGAAAGAATATATCATTTATTTTTCTACCAATAAAACTAGGGTCAGGTGCAGAAATATCATCACCACTTATTCTTAAACCCCAAGCAGGTACAGTATAATCTGTTCCTGATATTGTGTAAGTAGAACCATCTACTTGTGAAAATCTAAAATTGCCATCTGCTGTTCTTATTAAAACATGTGGCATGGTAGTGTTGTCTAAAGTTGTCTTCATGCTTGGTGCTACACTTTCCTGCCAAACATCACCACTACTATCATATTGTACGTAATAATCGTCAAAACCATTTGTTGCATCACCAGTAATTTTAACAACCATATTGTCTATTGCAGGTGAAGGAAGGTCTACGAAATTTTGTACTGTATCTCCAACTACTTGTGAAGCATCATCTCCATAACCATCACTAGCTGAAACTGTAAGTGTGCCACTAGATTTAATTATTGAAAAACTTGAATTACCTATACTTGCAAAAGTTATGTTTGCAATAGTTCCACAAGCTGACTTTAAGCCATCTCTAATTGTTTCTGTATTTGTATTTGAACTTGTAAATGAGAAAGTAGAACCATCAATAGTAATAGAATACTTGGTATTTGTAACTCCTTGTAATACTGAATAAATAGCTTGTTCAACTTTAGCTGTACTAGTTGTACTAGCCATAGCTGTTACTTTTTTCTTGTTTAAAATAAATGTATAATCAGCAACAGTCATTGCAACAAAGTCACCTTTAGGGTCAGTAGATGTTAAATAATTAACTGCACCTGTTTGCATTGTAACTGTTTTAGAGACACCTGCTGTTGTATAAACTGCTATTGCACCATTAGTAATTTGTATTAAATATCTTTCAGAAACATCTCTGTTAATAGTGTGTATGTAAGCATTATTAGGTGTTGTATTGCTTAATTTTGCTAAATAATTAGTAGGTGGTCTCTTTTTTAAACCTTCTACAACAGAACTAAATCCATTCTCTTGTGTAGTAGCTTGGCTAGATAATCTCAATACTTCTGGTTGCTGAGAGATACCCTGCACTAAATTAGGAATAGTCCTAGAGACTAATGCCATTTATTTTCTTCCTATTGTATAAAATTGTTCAGGTGTATCAAAAACACTGTAGTCACCTGTAGATGCTTCAGCTTGTCTTAGAGTAACTAAGGCTCTTGCTTCATCTTCTAATGTAAATTTATGTAGTGTATTTGCTCCTAAAGTTCTGTCGTGAAATACTCTTGCACTTCTAATAGTGATATATCTTTTACATTGTTCAGGTACATCAGAAAAATCTAGTAGATAAACTACTTTCATATTTTCTAAATCTTTTGTGAAAACTGAAGAATTTGTAACTAAATTAAATAAAACATTATTTCTTTGAACAATATCAAAATCAGTTTTAGAATGTAGATAAGGGTCTAATTCTACTCTCAATACATTTGTTGCTAGAGGTATAGTGTTATTTCCACTATCTCTACTTAATGTTACTTTAGGGTGTGTATTAAAATGCCACCCCATACTTTGAACTTCTCTATTAATTTCATTCAATACAGATTTAGCCATTGTTCCATCTACAGGTAAGCTACCAGTTAAAGTTGATAATGGTGCTTCACCTATTGTAGAGAGTATTGTATTTACTGCTTCTAATTCTGTAGTTCTTGTTTGAATAGTCATTTTTTAAATAAATAAACTGTCTATAAATTTATTGAATTTTCTTTTTATGAATTTCTTTAATTGGCAATACCAACACATAATTTTCTCCTTTGAATAATGAAGGGGTAAGATTGTCTGTGTTAATCTCTTACCCCAAATGTAAGGGGTTAGTCTCCCAACCCCTCACTGTTCTTAATAACTAAGTATTAAGCTGTTTTAATTGAAACACATGCTTCAGGTCTTAAAATGCCCGAGCCAATCGCCATTCTTGAAGTAATCAGTGAACCAATTCTTCTAGGGTCATAAGTTGTCTCAACTACTAAGTCCTTTAACTTCACTGTTCCAATAGCTGACTTGTGGAATAATACAGCAACGTGATTACTTGCATCTACGTTGTAAGTATTGTTCGCACCTGCTACAGCAGATGAGTTATCAGCAAATGCAGTCACACAAGTGTTTGACTTAATTACTGGTACTCCACCTACAGAAACAACAGTTCCTTTTCCAAAATCACCATTTAGTGAAGAAAAGTCTCTGTTTAAAAGTTTGTCATTGTTTGCTAACTGATAATAAATATCAGGTGAAACAACACAAACTCTGTCAGTGTTTGGTACATCTTTTTCATCTAGCTTTTGAATACCTTCAAAGATAGAAGCGATTAAAGATGTTGAGTTAGTGTTAGCATCTGCGTCAGTAAGTTCAGTACCACCATTGCCACCTGTTATAGTAGCTGATGCTTGTGAACCTAGAACTGCTAATTGAAGTAGATTTTGGTCTACTGTTTTAGCAAGTGCCTGTCCCATTTCTCTTGCATAGATAGAACGTATATCGTAATGATTTTTTAGTTCATCTAATTCTGCAACGAAAGAAGATGCTAATAGCATATCATCAACATTGATGATTTTCTCGTTGTGTTTGATTGCGTCTCCAGTAATTTCTGCACCTACTGAGTGGTATCCACTTACAGTAGTTCCAGTTACAGGGAACGAACTTGACTTTCCGTTAGTTATAGTTCTTACGTTAGTCATTCCTAGCATCAAATTTTCTCTTTGAAAGCTAGAAAGAACTTCACCAGAATATAACTTTAAGAAAAGGTCATTAAAACCACTTCCAGTCGCATTGACTAGACCCAGTCTTGATGGTATTGCGTTTGACATAATATATGTCTCCTTTTTTATTGTTGTTGGTTTAGTTTAAACCTTATCTACTTTTCAATTTAGAGAGTTATCTGACGTATCAGGCAATCATCTGAATTTTAATAAGTCACCTCTCTTACAAGAGATGGTGATTATTTTTTATGGTGTCTTCTTTTACTTTTATTCATCATAGATAAATTTGCTTTTTTACCTATGCTTGTCTTTTTAAATCTTGAACGTGTTTCATGTAAGACTGCTTCTTTATTGAACTTTGTCTTAGCCACTTTTCTTTTTCCACTTGTTCTTCATGGCTTTATAAGATTTAGGAGATATAGTAGATTTTTTCTTACTTCTAGA